ATAATCCACTGTTGGATTCCAATATGATATTACACGCTCAAAAGGTAGTAAACTGACATACTCCTCTTTGTCACCACATATAGCAACAAGACTATGCACTGTCTGAAAATCCCAATAAAACAAAAATGCTATAAGCAGCTTTCCATCAGGCATGCGATACAGATTGTACACAGTAAATTCTTCATCACCTGCTGGTGTCCTACGAAACAGTTTCAAGGAATCATCCGTGATGCTGTCAAGCATATAAAATAATCTATAGTATTTCAAGTTGTTTATGTCGTAATTTTTTGTTTCCATAATTTCTCCTATGGTCCGTAATAAGTAAAGTATACAATACCAGCAGCGCCAGCTGCACCATTAAAAATAACACCACCGCCATGACCGCCAGCGCCAACATTGTAAGGCGAGCCGTTTGCACCATCCCCACTGCCTCCGCCCCCGCCTCCAGCAGTCCCCCAAAACCCGTTTCCAGCACCACCAGCGCCAGAAGCGCCATTAACGCCATTACCGCCATTTCCATCAGTACCTGCTCCACCACCACAGTATCTGTTGGTGGTTTTACCGCTAACAATCGTAGCGGTAGTACCACCAGTATACGCAGGGTTGTCCCCGCTACCAACATTGCCACCTGAGCCGTCAGTATGACCTCCACCACCTCCACCACCAGCGCCATAAAAAGGTACATTTGTGCCATGAAAATAACTTGGACCACCAGCAGCACCATTAGTCGCTGGTCCACTTGCATTATCGCCACCAGCACCGCCACCGCCAACAACAAGACTCATTTGACCACTAGTACCAGAAAACGCAATATTACTTCTAGTAACATAACCACCAGCACCACCACCAGAACCTGCAAAACCGCCTCCACCGCCTCCACCAATTAGATAAAGAACTGGTATTGAAGCTGGGACTACACCAGGGACAGTAGGGACTGAAAAGTTTGTATAAGATCCAGGAACATTATTGTTGTATTCCCTTAAACCCCAAGTTTGAAATGAAGTAACACCCGAAGTTGTAGTGCCAGCACTATTTGTTGCTACAGTCCGAACATAATATGTAACTCCACCACCATTAACCGTTGAGCCTGTTGATAATCCAGTTACGGTAGCAGAAACAGCAGCAGATTGAGTAGTGACAGTACCAGCGGATACTTCTGAGTAGGAGGCAAAGTTATTCGTTGTGTTATATTGGAACACAACTGTTGAGCTGCTACCATTAGCACTTATAGTTGCATTAAAGGTTCCACGACTTTCAGTAAAGTTGGTTACTGATCCAATTGTAGTTGTAGGTGCAGCAAAAGTTGTGAACGAAACAGCGCTTGAAGCAGGACCAGAACCAACAATATTCACAGCCCTCAAATAAACGCTATAACTAGTAAATCCTGAAAGACCACTAATTGTAATTGGACTGGTTGCATCAGCAGGACTAAGTGCAGTCCAAGACGAGTTGTTAAACGAATACTCATAGTTTGTTATTGCTGAACCACCATCATCTGATGGCGCAGTAAACGATATAGCAACACTTGTACTAGATGCAACAGCACTTAACGATGTTGGAGCTGTTTTAGGAGCAGTAGCGCCTTTCATGCTCCCGATCATCCCCGAGAGTACACCAGTCATTAGGTTAGTCCGTTACCGCTGATTATCCATGTTGTTGAAGCTATCTTTACAGCAGTTGCCATACCAAGCGCAGCAAGAGTTCTTGAACCAGTACTTCCAATACCAGCTAAATACATTGTGTCTGTTGTTATTGCAATAGTAACTGTTGCACCCGTGCCAGCAATAAATACAAGAGTTGTACCAACAGGCATAGCGACATTGGAATTAGCAGGAATAGTTACTGTACGAGTTGCGGTAGAATAAATGTGTAATCCAGCATCAGCTGCAACAACACCATAAGCGCCCGTGGTAGTAGAATTCTGTGGTAGACCCATATACCCAATACCACTAGCCGCAGTTGATGTTGTGCCAGCAGCAGGGCTTCCAGTTACGGTTCCTGTAAATGTTGGACTAGCAGTTCCAGCTATATTGTCGTAAGTTGAACCATCATTAGTGAATTGCCATTTATCTGTTGTTTCATTCCAGCTAATTAAAACATTTGTAGAAGTACCTCTTTCAACTTCAATACCAGCATTTAATGTAGGAGAACCAGTTTCACCAGAATTAAGCATAATGAAATTATCTTCAACATTAAGATTAGCAGTATTGAGAGTAGTAGTATTTCCACTAACAGTTAGATCACCAGTTACTACAAGATTGTTTGAAATGGTAACATTAGCTGGTAAGCTAATCGTAACAGCTGCGCTTTCAGAACCCGAACCAGATACGGCTATTTCATTTGCAGTTCCAGCAATCGTAGCAACATAGTTGCCAGTTGTGTCCGTTCCAAGAGCAATAGTTCCACTCAGTGCAACAGTTCCGCTCGCATCTGGGAGGCTGACGGTCCTATCGGCTGTTGGGTCAACAACGGTTAGGATTGTTTCAAAACCATCAGCTGTACTACCTTCAAAATAAATCACATGGGGTTCTGGGAGATAGATGCCATGAATAACTGGTGTTTGACCAGTATCAGTAATAGTTGGTCCATTGATAATTGGAGTAGTAAGAGTTTTATTAGAAAGTGTCTGGGTACTGGTTAGATCAACAGAAAGTGTATCGTTAATTAAATCTTTATTGAGATTAGGCATATTCTACACCGCTAATTGTAAATGTAACAGCGTTAGCCGTAACTTGATCTACATAGATTTTACTATTAGCAGGTATAACTATTGATGTATTATAATACACAACATTATTTGCCAATACAGTAACATTGCTTACTACCTTATTATTAGCAGCAGCAGATGCCGCCCCAACAAGAATATGGATACTACATACAGCATTAGATGAAGTTGTATTGCATAGATTAATATTTTTAATAATTGAATAGTTCCCAACTGTATTTGCTGTTGTGTAAGCATCTATAGCTGATCCACTTCCTATATAAAAACTTTTTGGTGTTAAATTAGCCATATTATACCCCCATCCAAACAAGAACTTCGTTATCGTATGTTGTTGTATTCATATCTTGAATAACAGCTGCATCAAGAACATGGTCTACAAATGATCCAGAAATATGACCATTAGCAACTGTGCCGTCATAACCTCGCTCTGCTACAGTAAGTGTATTAGATGCTCTTGAAGAAATTAAAATTTTTTCTTCGGATGGATTACCACGATCTAAAACGACTACAAACGGATTGATACCAGTCGGGTATGTTGAACCATCAACAATTGAAATTGAAGAAGCGGTATTGTTAATACTAGCAGAAAGACTTGTCCTGAGTACTGCGCCATTAAATTCTCTCCTCAGCATGCTAATCTCCTAGTCAATGCTGATGTCAAGATCGCCTGTTGCGATTCTTAAAGTATCCCCAGCATCTGTTGTTTTGTTCGTTGTAAGGGTTCCCCACAATAGTAAGTTCCCAGATGTAATTGCATCAAAAATACCAATAGCTACAGTTGTAGCCGCAGGCATTCCCGTAAAGTCAATATTAGCACTATTGGATGTTGCACCACTAGATGCAGCAGCAAAAGTTGCAGGCTGTCTAGCATACGAACCGCCAGTTACCTGTGTTCCACCGCCTGTATCATCTGGAGCAACTGTGTACAAAGCAACATAGACAGTGGTTGGCATAGTATATGCGGTTGTGCCTAGAAAGTGATCAAGTAATTCGTTCTCTAGATAGTCTGAAAGATTCCCTGCCATAAATTAGCCCTCCAAGTTATTATAATACATTTCCTTTTCTTCGTCATTAGGTAATCTGAAATTAGAAAGTCTTAAAAGTAAATTTCCTTCTGCAAAAGAGACTTCTCTCATTGGAGATTCTCTTGTAAATCTAATTCCTGCTCCCGTTGTATAGCCCATTCCACTTTCAAAATAAATCACAAGGGACTCAGTATCACTAGAAACGGCTGCTAACTTAACAGACCGCTCCGTTTCTTTTCCGTCATCAACCAAGCCATCATTATCGCCATCAGTAGGAATTACTTCTTTTTTAACTGCAGCCTTCTTGGCTGGAGCCTTCTTGCGAGGGGCTGCTGTTTCAGTTGTAACTACATTATCTCTGTTTACCATAAACCATCCTATTCTATAGACTATTACATCCAGTATAACATGAGAG